GAAGTTATCGATGAGGCATCAATGACTAATAACCTTAGCGCAAAGACTGCTGCAATTAAACTTGTAATGGATATTGAGTCTAAGCGCATTGATATGCTACAGAAGGCTGGCTTGCTTGAGAACAAAGAACTTGCAGAGGAAATGATTGAGATTGAAAGAAGGCAAGAAGTTCTTGTGGGAATTCTTAGAGACATAGCGTCAGAACATCCCGAAGTAAGAGACATTATTATGCAAAGGCTATCTACTATTGCAAAGCAAAACGAAGTAGTAACGATTGTATCTGAATCAATTAGCGAGCAGTAATGGCAGACTTTGATGATTTTTTAGAAGTTCTTAAAAGCAATCACTTTGAAGAAACTCCAGTAGACGCAAAGACATTTGTTGAGTCACCAGACTACCTTGGTCAGCCACCATTGTCTGATATTCAGTATGACATTGTTGAGGCTATGAGTCAGATTTATCGTAAAGAAGATTTGATAGACATAATGGGGGAAGAAGAAGGCATAAGGTACTTTGAAAAATACACAAAGAATGAGATTATCCTGCAACTTGGCAAGGGATCTGGAAAAGATTTTACATCAACCGTAGCATGTTCATATATAGTATATAAACTATTATGCCTAAAAGACCCTGCAAAGTATTTTGGTAAGCCCTCTGGAGATGCTATCGACCTTATCAATGTTGCTATTAACGCACAACAAGCAAAGAATGTTTTCTTTAAAGGTTTTAAGTCTAAGATTGAAAAGTCCCCTTGGTTTGCTGGAAAGTATAATGCTAAGGCAGACTCAGTTGAGTTTGATAAATCAATTACTGTTTACTCTGGTCACTCAGAAAGAGAATCACATGAAGGTTTGAACTTGCTACTTGCAGTGCTTGATGAGATTTCTGGTTTTGCATCTGAGGTTGGAACAGGTAACGAACAAGGAAAGACTGCTGATAACATCTACAAGGCTTTCCGTGGATCAGTAGACTCTCGTTTCCCAGACCTTGGTAAGGTCGTTTTGCTTTCATTTCCAAGATTTCCAGGAGACTTTATTTCAGAAAAGTATGACGCAGTGATTGCTGAAAAAGAATCGGTGGAAAAAACACACGAGTTCATAATCAATCCCCTGCTTCCAGACACAGATCCAGACAACAAGTTTCAAATTTCGTGGGATGAAGATCATATAATTTCATACAAATATCCAGGAGTATTTGCACTAAAGAGACCTACATGGGAAGTAAACCCTACACGAAAAATTGATGACTTTATGATTGCATTTATGACAGACCTTGGTGATGCTATGATGCGATTTGCATGCGTACCAACTTTTGCCTCAGATGCATTCTTTAAGCAGGCAGAAAAAGTAAGAGCCTGTATGACATTAAGAAACCCAATAGATAACTTTAAAAGGTTTGACGAAGCATTCAAACCAGATCCAACTAAGAAATATTATGTACATGCTGACCTTGCACAGAAGCACGATAAGTGTGCAGTTGCAATTGCCCATGTAGAAAAATGGGTAAATATACAAGTCATTAATAACTACGAACAAGTAGCACCAATTGTAGTAGTAGATGCAGTGGCATGGTGGGAGCCAAAGATAGAAGGCCCAGTTAATCTGTCTGAGGTTAAGCAATGGATTCAAAACCTTAGAAGGATTGGCTTTGATATTGGCATGGTTTCTTTTGACCGTTGGCAGTCATTTGACATTCAGAATGAACTCAAGCAGGTTGGAATGAAAACTGATACTGTTTCTGTTGCTAAAAAACACTACGAAGATATGGCAATGTTGGTTTATGAGGAAAGGCTTGCTATGCCTGCAATTGATTTATTATTTGATGAACTAACCCAATTAAAGATTATGAGAAATGATAGAGTTGACCACCCACGCAAAAAGTCAAAGGACTTGGCTGATGCTGTGTGTGGAGCAATATTTGGGGCAATATCACATACCCCAAAGGCCAGTAACCTTGAAGTTGAGGTACATACATTTAAGGATAGGCCAAAGACATTTGACACAGAAGGTCAGAATGTGATACACTTTAAACCTATGCCAGATGATGTAAAAGATTATCTGGATAGATTTAATCTACTATAAACAAGGAGAAATACCGAATGAATTCATTCAAGAAAATAGCACTAGCCATGGTTGCAGCCATGACTCTGGGCACAATCGTAGCAACACCTGCAAGTGCTGCTGTAATGACAGTCGCTGTATCATTGGATACCGTAGCAAACACTACGGCATCAGCAATTGCTACACCTGCATCATTGCCAGTACCTGCAGACAACACAGTTGACGCTGCTGACGCACTTAAGTTCGTAGCAACAGTTGACACAGGAACATCAGTTTCTGTTACAGCAACAAACGCAACAATCGTGTCTGCATTACACACAACCGCTGCACCAGTAGGAGCAACATCAGGATCTTCATCTTTGACAATTGCAACTGGTACAGGAACAACCGCAACATTTTATGTCTATACAAAGACAACCGCAATCGGCACAGTTGTAATCAACAACCAGGGAACAACCCTTACATACTATGTACAGGGAACTGCTGGTAAGATTAATACTCTTACAGTATCTGCCCCTGCTTCAGGTGCTGCTGGTACAAAGCAGGACATTACAGTAACTGCAACAGATACATTTGGTAACAAGGTATCAGGTAAGTCAATTACTGCAACAGTCTTTGCTGCTACAGCAACACTAGACACAGCAACAGCAACAACTGGTGCTACACTTTCAGACTTTGGAGTTGCAAAGTTTGTTGCAACACTTCCAGCAACTGGAACACGATCACTAATCACATTTGCTCCAACTACCGCTGCAGATGCAACAACTGCTGATGTAGTTGGTTTGCCTGCTCGTGCACTAGCACCATTTGCAGAAATCGCAGTTCGTGATCTAGTATCAGAACTTGCTGCTGAAAAGGCTGCAAAAGATGCAGCACTTGCTGCTAAGGCTGTGGCTGATGCTGCAGTTCTAAAGGCTGCTGCAGATGCAGTTGCTGCTAAGTCTGCTTCAGATGCTGCTCTTGCAGCAGAGAAGGCTGCTTCTGCAACCGCTCTTGCTAAAGCACTTGCTGATGCAAAGGTAGCATCAGATGCTGCTCTTGCTGCTAAGGATGCACAGATTGCTAAGTTAACAGCAGATAACGCTGCTGCACTTGCTTCTTTGAAGAAGTCATTCAATGCACTTGCTACAAAGTGGAACAAGAAGAATCCAAAGGCTAAGGTTACTTTAGTTAAGTAATTAGTCCAACACTAAAGGGGTTATCAATTGCGATAGCCCCTTTTTTGTGCAATAAAATGGTATAATCATCCTAACAGACATCATGTCTGCAAGGGGGAAAGGCAAATAAAACGCTTAACAAGAATAGTGACAGCCACTTTATTGGCCTTTGGATGGCTTCTAATAGCCCCTACAGAGGCCAATCCTAACGACCCCATATCAGTTGCTGCTCAAGAAATACAAGACCTTAAAGACAGCGTAGATGACCTTGGGTATAAAGATCAGTTCAATAGCCTTATTGATATAGCAAAACCGTTACAGTGGCTACAGCCCTAACTAATAAGAATAACGCTCAAGATGCCCTTGATATAGCAAATATAAATCTATCTACAGCACAAACATCTATACAAGGCGGAGTAGGACTTGAATATACTGTTTATCATCTATTAAGAAATGGTAGCGTAGCGATACCTGGATCTGTTATATGTACTGGCACATGGAATTCAAGTTCAATGAATCTTCCAGTTTGCGGATACTATGAAAATATTATTGTTAAGTTTACTGGAGTAATTACGGTTCCTTCATACTGGACCTCTACATATTTTGCAGGATACACAGATGATGGATTTAGAATGTATGTTAACGGAAACCTTGCTGTTAATAACTGGGTAGAACAAGGAACAACATGGAGTCCCTATTCTCCAGTATATGATGTAAGCCAAGACAAGACTTTAGATGTAGAAATATGGTGGTATAACGGTGGAGGCCCAGGATCCTATCATCTTGGGTGGGCAATTCCTGGAGGCTGGACTGGAGCAGGCTGTGATTATACTGGTGGATGGGGGGTAGGATTTAGTTGTAATCTTAATACATTCTCTCATGGAACTCAGGCAACCCAAGAACAAATTAATGCATATAATTCTGCATTAGTAACACAACAATCAGCACAGGCAGTATACAATGATAAACTAAGTATTTATAATCAAGCAGTTTTAACACTGAACACATACAACCAAACCTTGACAACTAAAACTAACAACTATAATACTGCCGTAACAAACACAGCAACTGCACTACAGAACAAAGAAAATGCAGAAGATGAATATGATCAGTCAATAATTGATCTTAATAGTGCCATTGAAGATGCATGGGACTATTATTACGAGCAAGCACAAAGAGAACTTAATGCTGCTATTGCTCAAGCAGCAGCCAATGCTGCAGCCAATCAGCCTACCCCAGAGCCAACACCAGAACCAACAGAAGAACCCACACCAGAGCCTAGTCCAGAACCTTCTACAGAACCAACTGAAGAACCAACAGAAGAACCCACACCAGAGCCTTCTCCAGAGCCTACAGTGGATCCTACAGAGGAACCTACACCTGAACCTACCCCAGATGTTACACCAGAACCAGAGCCAACTGATGAGCCAGTTGTAGACCCAACTGAAGAGCCTACGCCAGAACCATCACCAGAGCCTGGACCAGAACCAGAGCCAGAAGAGAACCCTTGGACTGAGCCAGATGTAGAAATTGAAGATGAAGTTTTAGCAGCACTTGTTCCTGAGCAGGGAACAGGAACTACAGAAGATTTATCTGGAGTTATTGCTAACCTTACAAGCAAAGATAATAAGTTAGTTACTCTTTCCCCTGAACAAATCACGGCAGTTAGTCAAACCCTTAGAGCATTGACTCAAGAAGCAAAGCAAGAGGTTGCAGAAGACCTTGGTATCAAGGCTTCAGAAGTTGCACAAATTGCTGAGCAGATGAAGTCTAACCCAGCACTTGCAGAAGCATTCGTTGAGTTCACGGACAGATCAGAATCTGCAGGGGATACACCAATGCCCTTTACATTAGCAGATGCAGTAACAGAAGTACAAACAGAAGCATTCTTAGCAGACCCACTTGGAGCAGTCTTTGAAGTGGATGTTACAGAACTCCTATCCAATTTTTCTGAGTTGGGTATGGACATGACAGACGATCAGAGAGAAAAGGCCCAGGAAGTCATTATCCCAGTAATCATTGTTTCACAGATTGCAAATGTAATGATTGGGATGAGGAGGTAAAAATGAAAATAGTAACAAAGGTTGTGAAAGGATTCTTCACATGGCTTAAAGATGCAGGGGTGGAAGTAATTGCTCAAGCATTTACCCTCCTTGGATTCTTTATCGCATGGTTAACATTAACAGGATCAGCCAGAGATATTGTAGGTATTGCAGTTCTTGCAACAACAATAATTTGGCTAATTACAATACCAATAAGAAAGGAGAAATAAAATGGCAACTAAAAAAATAGTAGAAGCCCCTAAACGAGAGACCCCTCAAAAGGCAGTGGGTAATATTCTTATGAGAATTGTAGCGGTATTTGCAGCATCAGGACTATCAGTCTTGGGAGCAGGAGCCGTAGTAGGAATTGACACAGTTCAGGCAGTTATGCTTGCAGGACTCTTAGGCGTAGCCACAGTTATTGAAAGACTGGCAAGGGCTTTTTTGGACGATGGAAGGCTATCATTAGCAGAAATAAATGATGCCTTTAAGTCTGTAGACAAAAAGGCTAATTAGTCATTATTAACCTTGCTTGACAGCCCCTTCAGGTTGATGCTATACTTGACTATACCTATCTGGAGGGGCTTTCGCATGACCGTTATTGCTGTTTTAAAACATGAAGACAAAGTTTATATGGCTGGAGATCGTGGTGCATCAGATGATGGAACTATTCTAGCACTTGAAGCACCAAAAGTTTGGAAGACTGGTCCCTACCTAATTGGGTATGCGGGATCAATGGACGGAGAAAGAATTCGTCATAACTTTAAACCGACTGCTCCTACTCTTAAAGATACAGATAGATTTATGCATACAAAGTTTATTAAAGAACTGCGTGAATTTTACAATGAGTTCTGGGTTGACACATCTAAAGAAGGAGACCTTGGATTAATTATTGCAGTTCGTGGAAATATCTATGAACACAGTTCTGGAGATATGTCTTTATCTAAGTACATGCTTCCATATCTGGCTATGGGATCTGGGTCAGAGTATGCATATGGGGTTTTATATGCAACAGACAAACAAAAAAATGCAAGGAACAGAGTAGTCCAAGCAGTAAATGCTGCAATTAAATTTAACCCGTCATGCATGGGCCCAGTAGATGTTGTGAGTTTGTAATTGAAAATAAATTATAATAACGCTGCTCCAGTTGATTCTAAATTTTATCTTCACCCAGAAACATCTTATGAAATTGAGCCTTCAACATTATATTTTAAAAAAAATAAAACTTACTATCTAACATACGCAGAAGAACATGATCAAAAATTAGAAATAGATCCAAGAGTAGAATATAAACTAAATAATTTTGCACATAGGTGTGATGATTTTGCTGAAATTGACAAAGACAAAACAAATATTCTATTTGCTGGATGCTCAGCAACTTTTGGACATTCTTTGCCAGAAAAATATATTTGGACCAAAAAACTTTATAAAGCCTTGCCGTTTGAAAATAAAGGTCCTTTTCAATCAATAGGAATTCCTGGAGCAGGAATCGAAAAAATAGTCTCAAACATATTAAAATATTGCCACAAGTTTGGCAACCCAGATTATATATTTATTGCTCACGCAGATTTTTCTCGTGAAGTTGTTTATTTATCAGAAACAGATCAGTTTATAAATAAAATACATTTAGACTACGAGACTTATTCTTTAGAAGATAACAAAGATTTTTACCTAATGTTTAGGTTTCAGTTATTATATAGGTTGTTAGAAATTTATTGTGATTCTCACAACATAAAATTACTTTCATATTCTTGGGACTCTATTACTCTTGATAGAGTAAAGCCAATATTTCCAATAACATTTATTGACCAAAATAAAACCTTAGAACAGCATGCAAAATTATTTGATTATGATAGTGTAGATAGTCAAGACAAAGACTTCCTTGTTTCTGGAAGGGATGGACACCATCCAGGAATAATCCATCACGACATGGTATTTAATTTATTTTTATCTTCATTAAAAAGTTGACAAATTACCACACATAGGATACACTTATATCATGATAACAGAAGAAGATGGCCCAGAGTTTCAGATCTGGCTTGAAAATGGAATTGAGCGGGGATGGGTAACAGAACCGTTCTGTAATACTCATGATGGAGATCCATACATGAGTGAAGAAGAGCAGCAAGAATGGGAAGAGGGCGGAGACCCTTGCCAAGTAGTTTTAAAAATAAAAGAATAAATCAACCAACAGAAAAGGAATAAAATGAAAAAGATCGTAGCACTAGTAGCAGTATTGTTTTCAGTAGTAATGCCTATTCAGGCACACGGGTCAGAGCAAAAGTCTTTGGTAATTATTGATTCATATTTTGATTCAAGAGTTGTTTCAGGCTTAGTATCTTGCATTACTCCAAAGAACACGGCATGTGTTTACACAGCAAAGTTACCTTTGACAACATCGCTATCTAGCGACACAAACCATGGAAACGCAATGGTAGAAGTAGCAAAGAAACAAAATGCCTCAATTTCTATTATTGCTATTTCAGCATCAGGACCAAACACCCCAGTAAATGCTGGGCATTTTATTGATTCACTACGCTGGGTAGACAATAACTCTAGTAAGGTATCAGCAGTTTCTTTTTCTAGATTTTTTAATGGACGAGCAACATGTACACCTTCATCAACCAATACAGCACAGTATGGCGGAGTCATTGGGGCAGACCAAACAATTAAATCGCTAATTGGTTCATTAAAGTCTAAGGGTATCCCAGTATTTGCATCAACTGGAAACAAATTTGGAAAAAATATTGATTATCCAGCCTGTATTCTTGATACACAGGCCGTTAGTGTTGGAGCAATGAACAAGAGTGGTGTGTTAGTTTCTTCGTATGCGCTTGACACAAATACAGACTATCTAGCAACATCAGATGTCTACAACTATAATTCACCAGTTCTTGGTCTTATTGCGAACACAACATCTGCTGGTACGGTAGCAGTAGCAGCAACTTTTGTTACTACTAATCAGTTAACTGGTAAAGTTATTAATGTAAAGCCTTAAAAGGTTTTGGGGTGTAACTCAGATGGTAGAGTGCCGAACTGTTAATTCGGATGTCGCAGGATCGATGCCTGCCACCTCAGCAAATGGTATAATCATATTATGAAAAACGAAATGGGATTGCCTATATTGGAAAGATTTTTTGTAAAAAATATATCTACAAACTTCTTAAATGAATATTCGAATACTCCAAAAATAGATCCGTCCTATGGTGAAATAAAAAAGGAAAGATTTAGTCCTTCAGATCTAAAAGAATATTCTTTGATGTCCCATTATGATAAAAATAAAATATACTATAAATTAAATAAACACGGACATAGGTGTGAAGAGTTTGAAACACTAAATAAAAATAAAACTAATATTTTATTTGCAGGATGTTCTGTAACATTTGGAGAGGCATTGCCAGAAGGCTATACATGGGATAACCATGTATACAATAAAATAAAAAAAATAAATAGCAACATTGGACCATTTCATTCTTTGGGATATCCAGGAAATGGAACAGACCATATAGTAGACAACATTATTGGATATTGTAACAATTTTGGAAATCCAAACATTATTTATGTTCTTTTACCAGACTACGGAAGAATGAAGTATTGGGATAGCAACCTTCAATCTTTTGAGACTATCTATTCAAATAGTGAAATAGATTATTCTTTAAATCAAAAAGATTTGCACGACTTTCTTTTGGAATGTGTCAGGTCTATCCAGAGATTAGAATATTATTGTACTATAAATAACATATCTTTATTTTTAACAAGTTGGGATGCACCAACATCATATATTCTTTCTAAGTTAAATTTAAAATGTTTTATATCTTTGTATAATTCTGAAGAAAATCCACAACTCCTATACCCGCTAGACTATAAGACAGAAGTAGAGCCATACTCAGGGTGTGATTTTCTTTTTGATGCAGCAGATAGCCAGCATTATGGATTAATGGGGCAACTTTCTTTTGCAAAAACCATCTATGAAAAATCAAAAGAAACTGGTGTGATATAATGATAGCAAGGATTAAATTTTATATATGGAAAAAAAGAAATAAAAAGAAACTAAAAAGAAAGAAGTATGTCTATTGATAAATAATAAAGACGGTACATCACAAGTAAGTACATCATTGTTTAATGAAGATTATCCATACGGCATATCTAAAACTGGTAAAGACAGGCACTTAAGAATTGCTCTTTCTCCAGGTTTGCGTGAATTTGTTAACGACTCAGATAACTTTAGAAATGAATTAAATAAAAATAAAATACTTTTTGCTGGGTGCTCAATTACTGCTGGTGAATCCTTAAATCATAAAGAATCCTGGGCAAAAAAACTACATACAAGAATATCTATAGACGATAGTGTTGGTGGGTACTACAATGTAGCAGCATCTGGAATGAGTGTTACAGAGTGCATAGATCAAATTTTTAGATACTGTAGTGAATATGGAAACCCAAAGACAGTATTTTTAATGCTACCAGATCCTTGGAGAGATTTTAAGTATGCTCATGATGGCTGCATTGATAGTTTAAATACATTAATATATAGATGCTATTTTTACTTAGAGCAATATTGCTATTCAAATAACATAGAACTAATAACAACAACATGGTATAAGGATGCAACACTTATTGGAAGTGAAATGCTGCCAGAGAAAAAAGAAAAGTTTTATCCTGGAACTAAACAACTAAGGGCAGACTGGGGGGACCAACTTAATAAAAATGAGATCAACATTCTTGACGATTTGTTAAAAAATTTTAAATCATATAATATATATAGCGAAGAAAAAATGATAGAGTCTATATATAATTATGATAAATCAAAAAATAAACAAGATAAAAAGTACTCCTTAGTTGCGTCAGATGAAATTCATCCAGGAACATCATTTCATGATTTTTGGTCAGAATTTATGTATAGTAAATACTTGGAGACAAAATGATTAAAAAAATAAAAAAAATGATAATTATGTATAAGATTAAAAAAATGATGAAAAAGCCCAGAAAGTTTATTTATTAATGATAATCTTAGGAATTAACGAAACATCTCACGACGCATCAATATCTTTAATTAAAGATGGAGAAATACTTTTTGCAGGTCATGCAGAAAGATATAGCAAGAAAAAAAATGATTGGTACAACAACAAAAACATATATTTTGATATGCTTAACTATGGCACTCCAACACATGTAGCATATTATGAGCATCCCCAACTTAAAAGATCACGAATACTATTAAGAGGTGGATCCGCAGACTGGAAGCCCAATATTCCAATGGATCTTCCAATCAAATATTTTAATCATCACTATTCTCACGCCTGTGCTGGATATTATACTAGCAAATTTGACAATGCTGTTATTGTTGTTCTTGATGCTATTGGCGAATACAATACCTCCACAATTTGGGTAGGAGAAGGAAACAAGATAAGTCTAAAATATAAAAAAAACTATCCTGTATCTTTTGGATTATTCTACTCAGCATTTACTCAACTTATAGGATTGATGCCAAATCAAGAAGAATATATTATGATGGGTATGGCTGCATACGGAGACTGGAAGCGGTACTATAAAGAAGTTGACGAATATTTTCCAAAACACGACAAACAAAAATATAACTTTCACAAAGGTATTCACGATTGGGGAATGACAATAACAGAGCAAGATAGATTTGATATTGCTGCTGCAGTTCAGGTTGTATACGAGCAAAGACTAAACGAGTTTATGCATATGGCTTATACTTTGACTGGTAAGCAGAATCTTGTGTTTATGGGTGGATGTGCCTTAAATTCTTCAGCCAATACATTGCTGTGGAATATATTTAAAGATGTTTGGATTATGCCTAATCCTGGTGATGCTGGTAGTTCTTTGGGAGCAGCAGCAGCATTATACGGAAAGCACATTGACTGGAAGTCCCCATATCTTGGATATGATCTTGGTGGGGCATACCCCATTCAGAAAATTGTTGACGGTATATTAAAAGATGGAATCGTAGCAGTAGCATCAGGAAGAGCAGAGTATGGTCCACGAGCACTGGGAAACAGAAGCATACTTGCAGATCCAAGAGATCCAGACATTAAAGATAAGGTTAATAGTATAAAACAAAGAGAGTTGTTTAGACCATTTGCTCCAATAGTATTGGCAGAGCATGCACATAAATGGTTTGATATGGATTTTAAAAGTCCTTATATGCAATATACAGTTAAATGTTTGCAGCCTGAAAAGATACCGTCAGTAGTACACAAAGACGGAACATCAAGAGTTCAAACAGTAGCCAAAGAGCAGCACTATGGGCTTTATAGAGTTTTAAACAAATTCTATCTTAAGACTGGGGTGCCAGTACTTCTTAATACTAGTTTAAATATAAAGGGGCAGCCATTGTTAAATGATGAGGCAGATATATTAAATTGGGAAAAGACATACAATACAAAGATTGTAAGATAAAATGGCTTCAAAAACAAAAAACTATATAGATGGTTCTCCGTTCTGGGTTGATTCGGAAAATCTCTCATTTCCAGAACTAGAGCAGCAATCTTTTGTACCTCAAAAATGGGCAAGATATAACCTAGTTGAGCCAGAATATAGGTGGTTGCCAATCAGACCAATCAATAGATATGTCTCAAACTTATATCCTAGACCAGAATTATTATCAATTGATGGCAACACTGTAACCCTGCTACAAAGAACACATGCAGAAATATGGGTTCAGCCAAGGTCTGACGGAGCACTATATGCTTTAGATAAATGTCATCAAAGACAATTTTATCCTTCTCCAAAGAGAATAAAGTCTGAAGGCTGTTTTTTTGCAACATACAGATTTTATATGCCGTGGATACCAGGGTTTAAAACATCAATAAAGATAAATCAGGCAAGCACTATATTTTCTCCATTTGTTATTGAAGAAGATGTCATTGATTTTGTTCCACCGCAAGATAGCGATTCGTATGTAGATACACCTTTTGTAAATTTTAATATAAAAAAAGATGGAGAACATATGAGAGACCACAGATATGGTATCATTGAGATAGGATCTCCTATGTTTGAGATAGTACTAAATGTTTCAGATTTGAAGTTGATAGAGATAAAGGAGGAGTATGGACATGGAAGAGTTTGAAGATTATAAAGAACTTAAGTTTATTAGTAATCAGCCAGGATTGGTATCACCAGAGCCATCATATAAAAAAATTCCACAGTGGTACAGAGATTTAGGAAGACATGTTGACACAAATGATCTAGCAGCCCTTGGACCTATTAATGACAGGGGAGGAGATGGGTCTAATGTGTCTACAAAACTTTGTATGCCATTCATGGATGCAATGACACTTGGATATCAGTATTGCCTGGAGGACGACTTAACTGTTGAAATAGCAAAAGATGGGAAGCCAAAACTTTCTTGGAAAAAAGATTTTATGTTAATGGATAAAAGACCTTTTGTTGATATGGCAATTCCTCATGATGTCCATCCAATTCAGTTTGGCGTTAAGATGCAGTGGTTTTATGAAACACCACAGGATTACTCTTTGTTAATGACTATGCCACTAAACAGACCAGACCTACCGTTCTGGGTTCCTTCAGGATTGGTTGATGCCGATATATGGGGACTGCCAGTATTTCTTCCATTTTTTATCAAGAGAGATTTTGAGGGTACAATTCCAGAGGGTACTCCAATATCACAACTAATCCCAATTAAGAGAGAACCTTGGGATTTGGTAGTTGACACAACAGAAGAAACATATGATAAGCATGACCTTATATCAGAAAATAGAAGATCACACATTACCGCACATTATAAAAAGTTTGCCTGGAGAAAAAAGCAATATACAAAGCCAGGGAAAGTATAGTATAATAGGTATAGTCGAAAGGTAACACAAATGATTGCAAATAATGCTGGTGGTACGCCATCAAAGCCACACAAATTCTTTGAAAGACACCTAGATATAGATCTACCAAGCCTTCAAGAATTTTTAGAAGAAAAATATAAGTTAATTGAAACAGCACAACTTCGTGGTGTTGACACAATGGAAAATGATGATAAGTTCTGGATTGAGTCAGGAAGCCTATCAACGGTAAAGTGGAGAGAATACAATGTATTTCAACTATATCATACAGGACTTCACACTCTATACAAGGCATTGTCTGACACAGTAAAAGAAGCATGCGAATACTATGGTGTTAACTTTGAAGAGCAGCAGTATTATGTTCAGGGATGGTTTAATATTAATAATGCAGAGGTTGGAAAGTTAAACTGGCACGATCATGGCGGTCCATTTGCTCCCCACTTCCACGGATATTACTGTGTAAATGCAGAGCCTTCTATTACTCATTACAAACTATTTAATGATGATAGCCAGGTGGTAGATAATGTTAATAAGAATAATAGACTTATTGTTTCAGAGATGGGACATCCACATGCTATGGGCGATTGGGCTTGGAGTGGCTCAAGAATTACCGTTGCATATGATATTGAACCACTAGAGTCTTTAATTTCAAACAACATGACCATTGAGCAGCACTGGGTTCCTTTACTCTAAATGAGTACTATCCAAGTATTTGTTTACGGTTTTAAAAGCAAAGATCTTTCTGAATCAGTAAAGACTATGCTAGAAAATCAAAGTGGACAAAATGAAATATCTGTTGTAGTTTACGATCAAACAAACCTTAATCGCAATGAAAAGTTTAATGGGGTAGAGTATTCTCATTTGCAATGGGATGGCATGATTTCAAAGTTCAAATACTTAAAAGACAAGGTTTCGGAATGCAACAAGGATTATTTCTTGTACATTGATGGAGAGGTATTTCTTGAAAGAAACTGGGACCTAGAACTTGTAATGGGTCATGGCGGAAGAGATATTGTTATCTCTGGCAATCATGCAGTTGAATTTGATCAATCAGAGTACAAGTTCTACACATCATACAAGCATCACGAAATCAACACAACAACCAAAACAAATTGGATTGATAAAAATTTTATTTTTATGTCAACTGAAAGATTTAAGACTATGCCAAACATCTCTTTGTTAAAGCACTACGGTATAGAAGAGATATACTCTCTTTTTTGCTCCCTGAATAATGTAGAGGTTTATGCTTTAGCCACAGCGTGGTATAAAACAAATGGCAGCATATTTGATAATGACTTTATTCCGTTTTCACCAACAAGCAACTATAACCTTGTAATTGATACATTAAAGTCTTTGCCTAATAGACTATTTCCAGTACCAGTAAATGTTGGAGTGTTGAGCAACTTAGTGGGGTATGACTTTCAAAGACTGTCACCATTGCCATTTGAAAGAAATGATATAGACTATGATCCAACCATGAACCTGGACGCTATGGCATCAGAAAGATTTCACGGTTCTGGCAAAAGTATGTACTAGCAAATATGGTATAATTAATCGAGGAGAAAAAATGATAACGGAGCCTTTTATAATAGAAAACTTTATAACTCCAGAAGATGCTGAAACTCTTTTACAAGAACTGAGACATCCTTCTGAAGTTAATCCATACCCAGAATACTATAAGACAAGGTTTGGTGGAACTGGATACCCGTATAATGCTCGTGTTCTAGCAATACAAAAAAAGTATGCGCTATTATCAAATGATGTACATCAAAAGGCCAACCCAGAAGAAGAAAAAGAAATAAAAACCTTTAAATGCTTTGGTTCAACTTGGCTTCCTGGCGGTTATGGTCTTCCTCATGTAGATGATCAAGATCCAGAACCATTTATTGAATACAGCACATGTATCTATCTTGATGAAGACTTTGAGGGTGGAGAGATATTCTTCCCAAAGATTGGTTTTAACTATAAGCCTAAAAAGTATTCTGGAGTTTTCTTTTTAAGCAGAGGAGAAAGATGGGCACACGGAATTACACCATTGGAAAGTGGATCAAGGTCAACTCTACTTTACATGCATACGACACAACTACAACATGTTGACCCAGACTTGGATTAAAAATGACAGTTAATTTTAAAAATACAACATTTGCTATGCTTGAAAATCATCCAGATGAGAGCATGATTCAGTGGACTCACTGCACAAGAGATCACTATTTAAAATTTGAAGAAATGTTTAGAAAAAATGTTCTTTTCTTTGATCCATTTCTAGTTGATGGATTTTTTGAGAAATCAGACTTTGAAGAATTAAAAGGAATTTTAGAAGCAAAAGATATAAAAGATATTGCATATACAAAACAAATGAATAAATGGGAAGATGCAATTAAAATACCAGACTATTTTTTTGATAAAGCGGTAAAAAGAACTCAAGAAATACTTGGAACAGAAGATGTTGAATTAGGATATTATCTATACGCACATCATCAAATAACTGCAGAAGGTAGAAAACCATTCTTACAAGTTCATCTAGATTGGTCTCCAGGATGTTATATGGTAGATCTTCATATAGGTGGCAACCGTGATTGGGGATTTGTTGCACACGACAAGGAATTTATCACTAAGCCAAACGATGCGATTATTGTTCAGCCAGAATTAGACTTTCACTATAGACCAGCGTGGGGCTCCAGCGATCCATCTGAAAACTATAAGGCAGTATTTTTTCACCTAATAAGAAAAGACCATTGGAAAAATCTATATGGTAATGATTTTATTAGAGATAAAGATTTTCTTGCTTTTCAACAACAAAGACTAGCAATTTGGCAAGACCTGTATGTTAAGCATGTTAGGTCTATTCCTGGACTTCCTGAACCAGTATTTAGCACAGATGAAGGCTTGACAGAAGATGACAAGAGAGTGTATAATGTAGAGAAGAAAGAGGTCATGTGATGTTTAATTATGAAATTTTAGGTGATGGATTAGTTTACTACACAAACCTAATTGATGATCCGTATAAAATTATTTCTGATATTGAAGAAGTAAATGATATTGTTTCTAAAGCAATCGAAGATGGATCACACAATCCAGACAATAGCGTAGTAAAGCCTTGGCATAACTGGGACCACGATGACGGAAATATGAAGTTGCATTTTTGTAAGCAGAGATGGCTTCCAAGAACAGAAGATATGAGTTCAACAGATCCGTATTTTGCTCAGTATTCTTCTATATCTGACAGACTATTTAACGGTTTAGATACTGCATTTAAGCATTATTCACAAGAAGTTTATCCATACGCTGGTAGAAATTTAAAGGGTAAAGAAGATAATATGAGCATCCTTAAATATGAGGAATCAGGATATTTACCAGCACACACAGATCACGGAAGTAGTAGTAGAACATTATCTGTTGTTTTATACCTAAACGATGACTACGAAGGTGGGGTAATATCGTTTCCCCACATTGGCAAAGACGGTGTTTCTGTAAAGCCAAAAGCAGGAAGTGCAATATTCTTTCCATCTAACTATGTATTTGTTCATGAAATTAGCAGTGTAACAAAAGGAATTAGATATGCATTGCCAAATTGGTATCATAACATGATCAACAAAGTCTACACGGATGGAACGGAATAAAAATGGAAAATAAAAATGTTGCAGATATAAATGATGCTCGTGTAAAAAACACAGCAGAAACTGTTGAATATATTGCAGAACTATTGGCCACCAATGATGGAGTTATTAAAGCGGGCCAGCATATCATAGAAACTCTTCATTTAGAACTTGCTTTTATGTATGGAAAATATGAACAACTCTGTGCTGCTTATAAAAAACTTGCACAGGAATCAGGAAGCCAAGAGGCATTAACCGCTCACGACATGAGCCATATGTCTTTTGTAGAAACTAACAAGGAGGAAATGTAATGTCAGCAAAGGGTTCAGTAGAAGCAATCATTGAGGTTGCAAAGAAGGAAGTGGGCACAATTGAAGGCCCTAAAGACAACGAAACAAAATACGGCGCATGGATTAAGGTTAACTTCCAACCATGGTGCCAGTCATTTGTTTCTTGGTGTGCGTTTACTGCGGGAGTAAAATCATTCCCCAAATCTGCATCAACAGTAGCAGCATCAGATCAGTTTAAGAAGGAAGGCCGTTGGTCAGATGCTCGTAATGATGACCCAACCCCTGGAGACTGGATCTTTTTTGATTTCCCAGAAGATGGTGTAAATCGTATTTCTCATGTTGGTCTTTGTATTAAGAACAATGGTGACGGAACAATTCAAGTTATTGAAGGAAACACTTCAGGAACTGCGTTCCACTACTAAATAAGATCGTTGCATCTGCAAATACCGCAGCACCAGTTAAGAAAGCAGCACCAAAAGAGATTAAGCCAACAGCAAAGAAGTCTTCTGGTGGCGGAGGAAAGTCACATATGGTGGCAATGTAATGGAATCTAAGAAAAGATCTTTATTAAAGACCATTAGTTGGCCATTAGTACACTTTTCATTTGTCTCTGGAATAATTTATTTTACTCTTAAATATTTTACTGGAGAAGCAGAATGGGAGTATGCTGGCCTATATGGTATATCATATTTAACATTAGAAATGATATTTTATTTTACACATGAAAGACTGTGGGCTAAATTTGGAAAGAAGGTTAAATAATGCGTATTAAGATTATTAAATTTATTGTTAAAACTTTAGGGTATGAATGGGGAGGAGACAATCTTAATGCTCCGATCTGGACAATAAAAGCCAAAAAGAAGAAGTAGTCTATGGCACTGTACGAATATGATTGTATGCCGTGTGCACAAAGATATACCAAAGAGAGATCCATTAAAGAAGACGATCCTGGATATAAGTGTGAAACTTGCAATTCATCTCTAGTTCGTGTATACTCTAATGTAGGAGCCGTTTTTAATGGTTCTGGATTTTATTCCACCGACAATCGAAGGGTATAATATGTTTACAATGATTAAAGATGATGTTAAAAAAGACTGGTTACTATCACCACATGATCGATGTGATAGGTGTAATGCGGAGGCTCTAGTAAAGGTTACTGGAATTACTGGAGAGTTGTTATTTTGTGGACACCATTATAACAAAATAATGGCTATTCCTGATGGATACAATAGTATGATGTCATTTATGATTAGTGTTATAGATGAGCGAGAAAAACTATCTAAGGAATAAATATGATTATTCAGATTATTGGTTTACCTGGTTCTGGTAAAACAGAATTAGCAAAAGCATTAAAAGAACGAATTAATGCTATTCATCTTAATGCTGATGAGGTTAGGGCAACAGTCAATTCAGATTTAGGGTTTAGCCCTGACGATAGAATTGAGCAGGCTCGTCGTATGGGTGAGATGGCAAGACTAATATCTAAACAGGGTGTAGCCCCAGTAGTCGTTGACTTTGTTTGCCCAACAGAAATAACTCGTAAAGCGTTTGGCAAGCCAGATATTTTAATCTACATGGAAACAATTGAAGAAAGCAGATTCGAAGATACCAATAAAATGTTTGAAGTGCCCCGTGATTTTGACATGGCTTTTATTAGTCATGAGTGGGATGCAAACGAAAAAGCAACAGAAATAATCAAGCAGTTTAATCTTCACGACTGGTCGGCACCTACAACGCTTATGTTGGG